GTAACCTCAGCAGCGGTTTTCTTGATCTCTTCCAGATCAATGTAGTCGAACGGTATACCACGAAGAGATAACTCTTCGGTTGCCATCTTACAGTATGGACAGTCTGGTTTACCGTAGAGGATAGTTCTGCTATCATCTTCGAGTGCCACGCGCTCAACTTTCTCGCTGACGTTCTCTGCACGGCTCTTCGCCTCTGTGCGTAGATAATACAGACCTTTCAACCCTTCCTTCCACGCCTTGAAGTGTACTTTGTTAACGTACCTCTTCGGGGCCCCAGATGGGAAGAATAGGTTGACTGACTGACCTTGACAGATGTATTGTTGACGGTCAGCCGCGTGTTGGACAACCCAGTTTTGATCTAACTCTTGGGCTGTCTTAAATACTGCCTTCTCACCCTCGTTGAGGAATGGAAGGTGTTGCACCGATCCTTTTGCAGTAATGATCGATGTCCACGTAGAATCGTTGTCTTCTTTCTTATCCTTTAACAACCGTTCTAGGTATTTGTTCTTTACTAGGAACGAACCCGCACGTGTACGGTGCGTGTATGCGTTCGCCTTCATCGGTTCTATCGATGGTGACGTAGAGAGGATAACACCACTCGATGCATTTGGTGCAATGGCGAGTAGGTGTGCGTTACGTTTACCTGACCCTTCTCCGTCGAGATACTCTCCGCGTTCTCTCGCGAGTTGTTCTGTTTCTGCTTGGGCGTGACGGTTGATGTGGGAGAAGACCACGTTATTGATCTCTCTTGCTTTGTCTGATTCCCAAGCCACAGAGTGTTTTTGTAGAAGTGAGTGGAAGCCCATTGCTCCAAGGCCAATACTTCTCTCTCTTTCTGCCGAATAACGGGCGCGGGAAATACTATCGGGCGCATTGTCAACGAAGTATTGGAGAACGTTGTCCAACATACGAACAAGATCACGGACAATGTTAGTTTCTTTCCATTCATCATAATATTCAAGGTTCAGTGAAGACAAGCAACACACCGCTGTCCTATCAGCGGAAGTAGGTAGGTGGATTTCGTTACATAGGTTCGACCCGTGAATGCGCAGACCCTTTTCCTTGAGGGACATTGGTAGTGCACGGTTCGCAGTGTCAATGAAGTTCAAGTATGGTTCACCTGTGCGGAAACGTACCTCAAGGATGCGTTCCCACAGCTTACGTGCATTGACACTGTCCTTGACGATACCATCCTTTGGATCACGCAGGTCGAAGTCAGTGTTATTAATTACCGCAGCCATGAACTCATCGGTGATGTTGATTGCGTTGTGTAGGTTCAATGCCTTACGTTGCACGTCACCTGTAGGAATACGGATGTTCAGAAACTCGATAATGTCCGGATGTGAAACGTCCAGATATGCCGCGTATGACCCTTTGCGTGTTTTCCCTTGTCGATATGCAATCATGTCTGCATCGACCGTGTGCAGGAAAGGAATCGGGCCTGGTGCGATGTCTGAGACAGTACGCACATCACGCCAGTGTCCACCGACACCACCACCCATGACAGACAACCAACGCAACTCACTAGAGTGTTCGATCAACCCCTCTAGGGTATCTGGTACGTAGGTCAAGAAACATGAGATCGGAAGACCGCGAGTCTTGGTGCCTTCCTTGGGTGCGTTCGACAACACAGGGGATGCGAACATGAACCACTTCTTACTCACATACTCATACAGACGGTTTGCCAGTAACGGGTCCATCTCACCTTTATAGGTAGCCCACGCCTCTGCCGCACGAGCGTATGCCTCTTGCGGGGAAGTCTCTTCGGACGTAAGGTAGAAATCTTTTAACATACCGACGGCGTAGTCGGTCAACAGATCATCGCGATCCGGTACAATAGTCACACTCATATCTTGCCTAATTATTTCGAATAATCATAGAAAGGTTCGTCTTCTTGGAATTCATAATCTTCAATGATCATTTGTTTTCCAGTCTCATGGAATCGACGACAACATCGGAAGATGTAGTCCTGTTGTTCTTCGTCGTCCAACAAACCTTCCCACATCATGTGGTTGAGAAATGATGCCTTGTGGTTCTTCACAAGAAACCTTTCGGACGAAAGATATTTAGAGTCTGTGCCTTCTAGGGAAACGTATATCAGCTCACTTTCGTTATACTGATTTGGAATATCGTTTAGGTTTTCATCACCGTTTTCAATAACGACGATTTTGTACAGTTCACAGTCTAAGATCTTCATCGTGTAGTTCTCTGGTTCGTGAGCAACATTATATAGTAGTAGGGCCGTTCAGTCAACTACTATTTTAAATGTTTTTGTTAGGTAACAATCTGCGCAAAATCGCGACGTTATCCTTGCGCTTGTTCTTACGGTCACCTTTCTTGCGGATCACCACAGTAGATGAGTCGTTACCAGCGCCAGCCACTGAACCAGTAGATACAGATAGTTCTTCTTCGAACTGTTTTTTGAACTCTTCGTAAGTCTTCATATATCTCTTCCAAGTAGTACCATCTTACCGTCTTTAGTGTGGGGATCGGTGTTGTCGTACCGATAGATCCCTGCGAGATGGTAGGGGAACCTTTCACTATCAATGTAGTGGTTGATCAAGTGTGTCAGTGACGGATGCATGTAATACTCGTAATCGTCTATCAGTATCCACCTGACTCCCGCATACCTCGCGTTCTGGATGTCAAGTGCAGCTATAGACGTGTCGTGTGCACCATCAACGAACACCATATCATACCCTATAATGTCATGGTAGTCAAGGTCTTTCGAATCTAGTTTTTGAAAAGTAAAACGTTCTGGAAACATGTCCATGATCATCTGTGCGTTCGGTTCTGTGTGATCGTACTGACAGATGTCGATGGAGTGGTAGCGTACGTCTTCGACCGACGACAATACGCACAGTGCACTATGGCCTGCGTTGAATCCTATCTCTAAAACATTTTTCGCTTTCGTATGATTATATATTCTTTTGACGACCTCAACGGTGCGATCGGTGAGAACTAAATGTCCCTCATCCTCGACCATTGATGCGTCAAGTGCACGAGACTGCTCAAGGAGTGTCATCGCGTTTTAGAAGTGCGACTGCATTCTCACCGTCACGGGACTCGTAGGTGTAGACACCTACCATCGTGTACGGGAAATCGTCTTTGGTTAGGTGGTGTTCGGTGAGGTCAATAATCGCGGGGAACCATTCCTGTAGATAGTCATCCACAAGAATGTAAGGGATATTCGCATCACGTGCGAGCTTCAGATCCGATGAGATACCACGTACACTATGGTCTCCGTCGATAAAGATAGTGTCAAAGTTTTTCAGGGTAGACGGAATGAGACGTTTAGAGTCTGCCTTCATGAACGCGAATCGTTCGGGATACTTCTCTTTGAGTTTCTCTGCGTTAGGTACTGTGTACTTGTGCGTTGCTATATCGACAGAACAGATCATGACTTCAGGATACATCTCTAACATCATGAACGCACTGTGTCCCGCGTTGAAGCCTATCTCCAGTACTTTCTTTGGACCGATCTGGTCGTATACCTCACGAAAAGTCTCCTGAGTCTTTTCACTGGGTACTAGGTGACCTTCAATCTTACCTTGAATGTCATCGGTCAAAAAATCTGTGTTCATCGGGTTATTTCGTTAGATGCAAATAGAATGCGGTGACCTGTTCTCATGTGTACTCCTTCGAACACTGGTGCACCTAATATGTTGTGTGTTGGATCACCCTTGGTGACTCGCACCTGATCACCCTTGCTAACATCGACGCATCCTAGAGTCATCGACTCATTGCGCATACGATATAGGCCTGGACCCAGTGAACCGTCGCTCAGCAGGTACCACTGTGAGTTTTCTGAGAGTACGTCAAGAATATCGATCCCAGTTTCCGCGTGGATCTTGTCTATCTGTCTGTCGGACAGGTCACCATGTTCTTTGATCAGTGCAAGTGCCGCACCATAACGTGCGACGAACGATGAACCGCCTGGGGCCTTCGCCATGATCTTCTTCAGGTTAAACACAAGACGATGGAACGAGGTGTAGTGAGTACGATACGCTTCACGATTGTACATATCGTCTGTATTGAAATCCTTATTCTTATTACCGTCCTTGTCAATGATACCCGCCTTGAACGCGCCAGTATCCTCGAACTTGGTTACGAGTAACTTTAGAAAACGTATCGTGTATACTACGTCTGCAGCTTGTTTTAGGATTCCCACTTCAATTCCCTCAGATAATCTATTACGTATTTATCCATTTTGATTCCTGTGATCTCTTCATTTTTTATCGCACGTAGGTAGATCAAGAACGGTTTGAGTGCTGGCCAGTGTTCGAGAGGAATCTTGAGTGCAAGAATCTGAACCCCCGCTTCGTAACCGAACACATTGAAAATCACAATCAAGTGGTTGAGTATCAAACGATGTGATAGTTCTCCGGTGGTGTAATACCGATTGATCAATCGCTTCACATACTTGAATCGTTTGAGGTCATCTAGGAACTCATCACCATCAATATGTTTTGGATTGTAGTAGTGTTTCGCCGCGTATACAACTAAGTTATTCTTGTTTAACTTCATAATATGGGTCAATAAACTCTGGTAATGAATAGTCAATCGGTAGTTCCGGTTTGAGTTTATTTAGTGCATCGACAAGTGGCTCCATCCAATCGTAGTTGATAATGATGTCTCCGCTCGATGTAACGTTACGCGTTATTGACGATCGGTCTGCGAGTTGCACATAGGTAAAGGCCCAGCGTTCCTTACGTATGCGCATATCTATAACACCATCATGAGCCAACTTACGCAACTGGTGCATCTGGTATGCGTCTTCACCTATACGCAGTGTATTGTCGTAGTGCATGAGTTTCGCTGCCTTGCGCGAGAAAAACACGATGCGACTGAATGATTCCTGACGGTCACAGTGGTCCTTGTAGATGTCGTTCAACTCTCTACGTTTTTTCGCCCAGCGCACTGCAGTGTTCTGAGATACACTGAAGTCTCGCATGTATGCAGCCGCGATGGTCTCTACAGGTAGGTTCTCGTGTTTGGCGTCCATAGTGTAGTCGTGTGGATACCTTGGTATAAGATCCTGTGGGATATACCAACCATCTCTCTTCACCGTACGAGAATCATACTGACCATCCCACAGACCCTTACGGTATCCATGCAGACACAGTTGATTGTAGAGGCATATAACGTCGGGTGCGTCTGGTCGCATCGCAACCGTTCGGTACAGGTTCCTACCGTACTTGGTAATGATGTCATCACCATCCACATGAACAAAGTACTCGTTGTCACTCTCCAGAAAGAGTTTCAACACAGAGTTCTTTCCCGTTGCGGCTGTACCGTCGGATTCCGTGACGTAATGTTCTATACCATGTTTGACACAGAACTCTATCGCAGACTGTTCGTAGTCCGTGTCCAGAGTATTGATGACAACAACGACATCATTTATTTTGAGTGTATCAAACTGACGAGCCAAGGTCGCGAGACCGTTACTCGTTAGAATATAGTACTTGAACATTTAGTGGGAGTTACGCAGACTCAATCTGTGCGATTAGGTCAGCCTTTCGCTTGCGCATATCAAGTTTAATACCGCGACTATCCGCGATCTCTTTCAACTCGGCTTTAGTGAAAGATTCTAATGATACATCTACTTTAACCGGAGCCGGGTGAGTTTCCTCACCCTTCCCGAAAAGTTTTTTCAAAAAACTAATCACTTACTCATCATCCTCTTCAGATTCATCTTCGACAGGAGCCTCTTCGACTTCTACCTTCTTAGACTTCTTAGGTGCACGTGCTTCACACCATTCGGAGATCTGTGCGTCTGACAAACCAACTGCCTTTAATAGTTCACCAGTCTTTGGGTCTACCCAACCTTTAGGTGAAGGCACTGCATGTCTGCACCAACTTGGAGCGTTAATCATATTAATAACCTCGTTTTTCTCTAATTTGCATTATGATCAACTCTTTAGTTTGGTTGACCATACCGCGTGTTTCTAGTCCCAGATTCCTAGCCAGATCAAGTAATTCTGGTTTAGTCATCTGATATAGATTTCTTCGATCACCGTTAGGAATGACGTTAGTGTCTTTCGGACGCGCCCTATTCCTAAGCCAAACTGCAATGACCGCGGCTACTGCTACAACTACTGCAATGATCTCGAACATGATTTATTTTCCTTTTACAGGACTCTTATCACCGTTAGATAGGTTGTCTGCACCGTTGCGAGCTGGTGCCTGCTTCATATCTTTCCCTGCAGCCTTGAAGGTTTTATTGTGACCATCTTCTTCGTCGTCTTCGTACTTCTTCTCAGACTTCTTATGCTTCGCAATAAACTCTTTAGACTTCGGTGACTCTTTAGAGTCGATCTTTTCTCCCTCAAGTGCATTCGCCTTCGGATTCGCTGCCTCTTGCAACTGAGCCCAAAAGTCTTCGAATGTCTCAGCTAGGTCCAGACCATCTACAGGATTGTAGGAATCTGATACTGCATTGAAACTTACGTATACACGTTTGAAAGTACCATTGTTACTCTGGTGGAACTGAGAGATAGCTTCACTAGAGGAATCACCACGACCACGACCGATTACTTTCTTAGTACCGCTTGAAGTAGTACCGTAGATGGTATATAGACCTTCTTTAACAGTACCCTCGATCTTAGAAATTTCTGCAGTCTTACCTGCAGGTTTCTTTGCAACTTTCTTTTTATCGTCACCGTCGTCTGCTGGCTTGTCACCACCATCGATTGCGTCGTCAGTTGCAGCGCGTTTCTTGTGTAGGTACTCATCCGAAGAATCTACGTCACCGTCATTGTCGATGTCCTTGTCCTTACGATCCTTGAACTTCTTGTCGTTCTCTTTATCGTCTACTGGATCAAGTTTCTTCTCATGTACACCCTTGTCGTCACAGTGGTCACATCCTTTGCCTTCGCACTTAGGACATTCTTTCGCCTCTGCAACTTCTTCAACTTGCTCAGAGACCGACTGCTTCATAGACAAGTAAGCCTCCATAATTTTATTAATGTTTGACATTATGTCAGTCTCCTAAAAATTACGCGTCAAAAAACATTTTGACAATAATACCGGCGAAGACTGTTGCAGTTAGAGTAATAATATACTGCATAACCTTAACAGTCTTGCCCTGTTCCTTTACCTCATCTTCCAAATCGTCCATTCTTTGGGAGAATCGATTCATTCTCTCGAAGTGTTGTTGGGCTGACTTGTCGATGTTTATTAATTTCTCCTCGGCGCGAGCAAGGTTGATCATCGCGTCAGAAAGCTTGTCTATCTTGTCCTCGATTCTTGCGAGGCGCTGTTCTTCACGTTGCACATGCTCATACAATTTCTTATCTGTTGTATCTGCCATTGTCGGATAAACCCATTAAAGTGAATAGTCTAAGTCATATAATGACTCATTATTTTTTAAGGTAACTCTATTTATAATGTATCAATTACCATGCTTTGCACGACCAGTATCGCGCCTTCCACTTCGGGCCAGGGTCTGAACAGTTGTGTCTCGCCCTGAAACTCTTCCTACGTGCAGGGTTGTCTTTTTTAATCTCCATGTTAGGGTCTCCGAATGAGACCTTCACGACATTACCCTTATCGTTTGTTACATAGACGTAGAATTTTTTAGAACCTCCACGTACAGGCTTGTTCAAGGTAACCGTCTTACCCTGATACTCTGCCTCGGTCAGCTCTAACTCTTCGTCGAGTGATGCACACGCCTCACAACAACCTTCTTCTACGTACTGTTTAAACTTTTTCATGACATAGCGTTCTTGGCGATTGATAAAACGTTCGCCTTTGTTGGTTTTGGGTGACTACCAAGATCTACAACCTTGCCGCTCTTGGTCTTTAAAGACAGAGAGTATCCGTCTTGCTTACCACGCATACCTTTGGTGTTTCTCTTAGTAGCTGTAACAGTACCGTAAGGTGTTTGGTGCGCAATCGCAACGTCACCCACTGCTTCTCTCAATTCCTGAAATGTTTTCATTTTAACTTCCTCTTGATGCTCCTCGAAATACCTTCGTACCAGATACGGGATTAACTGTCTTTCCTACTTTAGTGTTGTGAGGATTGAAGTTAAGTCCACCGTAATTATTATCACTTGTCTGTTGCAGTCTTTGTTTCTTTGCAGCCGACATCTTTTTATTACGCGGTTTCTTCGATTTGCTCATACCATGTCCTATGTTATGTAACAGTTTAATTCGTATCGACGGTTATCTAAGTTAGTTACCTGTACCGCCAATCTCTTATTCTTTTGACCAACCAACTTCAAGGTGAAACTATTAGTCTTACCATTAGATGGTTTCTTTGGTCCGGTTGCGACTTTATCATCGATGTCGCTCTTGTCTACCTCAAAGCCTTTTTTCTTTGCAAATGCATATGACGCCTGCATTGCATCTGAATATGTCTTGTGGTAGATAGGGTAATCGTTCTTACCTTCTACTGCGTATCCCATCTTCTTCAGGTCATCCTTACTATAAGATGGTGGTGGCTTACTGAAAAAGTCAGATGCCTTCTTAATCTTATCTAGTCTTTTCTTAGAACCAAGACCATGCTTCGACGCACGAGCGGAAAGACGGTCTTGTGCAGACCGCCTCCCTTCTCGTATTTCAGTAAACTTTTTCATTATGATATTCTACGTAGAACTAGTAGGCCACCGACACCGTTTTGACCGCTCGCGCCACCAAGGCCTGCACTATCAGTACGATATGGTGCATTGAAATCCAGACCACCTGTAGATGCGTCGGTCAACTCCGATGAGATGAAACCGGAACCACCACCACCAGCACCTGGCCCGCTGTTTATACCACCGGCACCACCGAAGTAGCCACCGCCACCACCAGCACCGACACCTAGACCTGTACCACCTTGTAGTGCAGAGCCTGGGCCACCGGAACCGGAACCACCTGCAGTCTGCGAACCACCTAGTCCAGCTCGACCACCGTTAGAACCGTTGCCGCCGTTTAGACCACCACCGGCACCACCAGTACCGATATCACCGGAACCACCACCGCCACCACCAGCGATGATTAGTGCAGACGCTTGAGATACCTCGCTGATGAAGACACCAGTGTAACCACCACCTGCGCCACCGTCGAACTCAGATCCGGTTGACTGTTCGTTTGCACCACCGCCTGTTGCAAGTGCACCGTATGCAGTGTTGCTGGATGGGTCTTGAGAACCACCTTCACCACCACCACCGACGACTACTTGATACTCAACGCCTGGGACAAATGTGTATCTACCAGTTGAGTAACCACCATAACCACCTGTGTAGTTACTTGATCTCTTAGTACCACCACCGCCGGCACCCCATAGATGCATTTCCATGATCATAGGTTGACCAACAGTGAAACTCGTTGAGTGATAACCCATACCAGCTGCAGCCGCATTCAATGAAATAGTATCGTCGATCGCTAGTTCTGCAGAGTCAGTTGCATTACCTGTGAATGTAACAGTTGGTGCTGGTGGAATAATTTCTGTCTTATAGTAACGAACTGGTGGTGGTGGATAATCACCTAGTGTCGCAGTTGGTACAGAGAAGTTTTCTGTGTAGATTGCAGTACCTTTGACAAGTCTAATATCTGCTAGTTTTCCGTGCCAGTAGTTTGTATCTCCTTGCCCAATGAGTGTCATTCCAGCAGTGAAACTGCCAGTGTAAGATAATGTACTAGATTGCGCCACACCATTAATATACATGGTAATAGTGTTGCTGTTTCTTACAATGGCTATATGATTCCATTCTTGTAACGCAAGTACGGCATTACTGAAGATTTCTTGACGTGGACTTGGACCACCTATCTGGAATGCAATTTGACCCGTTGAACCTACTTGATTGACTCTCCATGTTTCTGCGGAAGTATATGCACCCGCCTCAACCATTCTTCCCCAAGGGCTTGTAGAAGCATTTTCGTGATAGAACCATGTTTCAAACGTAAAGTCTTCAGATCCCATAATAACATCATTGGAAGATGGGACACTTATATAATCACCGCTACCATCAAATGCAATTACGTTACCCGATGTATAAGGTGACCCAAGAGCTGTTGTGACATCACCATTAAGTGTTAGACTATGTGAAGAAGATGATGCATCTGAAACTCCACCGTTACCTGAGATTAGAAGAGATGTTCCCGCAACTGCAGTCAATGCAGAAGTAGGTGCAGCAGTTGGTGCAACTGCGCTTCCTTTGATTGCGCGAACATCTGCGATCTTACCAGCGAAGTATGCGTTACCACCATCGACATCGAATCCTCGACCGATTCTGAACTCACCTACACTGAAGTCAAACGTCTGACCTGAAGAGATGGTTGTAGTACCGTCTTGAGTTCCGTTTACATAGAACGACAGACTGGTTCCACTACGTACCAATGCGATGTGATGCCACGTGTTGTGACTCAATGTATTGGCTGTAGTTAATGCAGGGTCACCCAAACCATTTGTGTATAGGAATAGTTTGTTGTCATGACCTACATTATCAAATCTTAATGACGCAGAACCCGCCGCATTATAATCTGAACCTGAGAAAATACCTGGCCAGTTAGTAGACTGAGTTGCAGCGTTAATCCACATCTCTACTGTAAAGTCACCACTACCGAAGTTGAAGTCATCATGGTCTGCGATAGAAATATAATCACCGTTACCATCGAACGACATAGATGTTGTAGAATCATGTGGTGAACCAGAAACTACCGCAACGTCACCGTTGATAGTTAGTGCGTGTGAGTTGGATGAGCTGTCTACAATACCTGAGTCGGTTCCGTTAAGGTGTAGTGATACTTGTGATGGAACTTCTGGAGTAGCCCCATCGAAAGGAGCAGTCGGTACAGAGAAGTTTTCTGTGTAGACTGCCGTGCCTTTGACGATTCTTAGATCGGAAATCTTTCCTTCGAAGTCTTGTATCGTTCCTCCAAAATATTTTCCAACATATGTTGTACTACTATTGGTTCCAATATCAACATTATATGCATGACTTCCAACTGCATTTCCATCTTGATAGAAGGTTAATATATTATTTGATCTGACAACAGCAACATGAACCCAACGATTACTAATAAAATTGGCAGTCGCATCCACTATGTCAGAACCATTAGCATGATAAAATCTCAGTTTTCCACCGTAACCATAAGTAAATGTAAATCCAGTTGAATCTGAGATAATTGTATCGTCATTATCTCCAGTATGATATACAAATGCTTCTACAGTAAAATCTCCTGTTTCAAAATCTATTGAAGATCCGTTGAGAGTTAAGTAATCACCATTACCGTCGAACGTCATTGACTTACCAGTACCATATGGAGAGTCTTCAACGACAGTAGTATTACCGAATACAGAAATAGACTCAACACTTTGCGACTCATCACGGATAGCTGCGTTGTTACCTGATAGTAGTAGCGATGTTCCTGTGACTGCCTCTAGTGGTGCAGTTGATGGAATGAAGTCTGTAGTATAGACTGCTGTTCCTTTGACAACACGAACATCGGAGTAAATAGCATTAGGATTTCCAGAGACAGCGCCCGATGGTTCTGCCGCGCCAACTGCAATGCCCGTAGACATATCATCTGATGTTACCCCACTAACATCCGCAGAAACGATCAAAGTGCCGTTTCGATAAAATGATAGATCCGAACCATTTCTAACTATCGCAATATGATACCATTCACCAGCAGATATACCGTGAGGAGCATTTATGTTTAGATTAAGAAAAGAAGATAAACCAACTTGTATATTTGTTGATCCAATTGCTATGTCAAATCCGGTATTACTATTAGTTGGCCCACCACCCAATATCCACGCTGAGGCAGGGTATCCATTTCCACTAGGCATTGTTTTATAATATGCCCAAGTTTCTACTGTAAAGTCACCTGTGCCGAAACTAAAGTCGCCGTTTTCATTAGATGAAGTCAGATAATCACCATTACCATCAAACACATACGAACCACCGTGCAACGATTCAGAATATCCTACGTAATCATATGGTGAAAACGGTTTTGGATATACATCACCTGTTATAGTTAGATCAGATGATACATATGGTAGATTACATGTTAATAAAGCGGTGTTTGAAATAGATGTTAGTGGTGATGTTGGAGGAGTAAAATCACCAGTATAAACTGCATCATTTACTACTCTCAAGTCTCTTATATACCCGTTGAATACAGAATAGCTACCTCTGTTACTACCTATAGTAATATCAGTAGATGTCAAATTTACTGAGTTTGATACCGATCCTTGACTTACACCATTGCCATACAGTGTAAGTGTTCCACCAGAACGGACTAACGCAACATGCACCCATTCATTATCATTAAAGGTAGTTGGACCAGTTATGTACCCAAGGTTGTGAGTTCCTGCGTATAAAACATTATTGCTTCTAAACTGAACATTTATACCAGTGTTATTATCAACTGCTATAGGTCTAGTATCCCAGATCAACTGATTAGCCGAAGAATCTGTTACATAAACCCATGCCTCGACAGTAAAATCGCCTGTGCCTGGAGGAGTTAATCCAGTTTTTTCTATGTGATTTGTGCCTGTGTTATATAAAGAGTATCCACCGGAGCGATATGGGCTGAATGATGATTGCGTAACATCACCATTAACCGTAATTGCATGACTGTTAGTTGAACTGTCAACTACTGAACCGTCAGCAGTTGCAGATGCGTCAAGTAACAAAGATACATCATTAGATGTACTGCTGGTGGTGGATGATACTACATTTCCGTCCACATCTACTTCGATAGTTCGGAGTGCAGTCTTAGTACCAAAGAGCTGGGTCTTTGGATTTAATTGATGTCCGCCGTAAAATTTGATAGCCATTTGTTTACGCCAAGTCCTTATCGTGGTTTAAATTGCCTTTCTTTTTCTTTACAATGAACGCGTTGACTCGCGCCATTCCCCATTGTTGCGGTGTAGTGCCTGGCCTGTGTCCAGTTTTCCAAGCGGCAACACCACGATTGTATACCTTACGCAAAGTATCTGCAGAGATACCAGACTTCTTCGCCTTTGCAGCGATACCGTCTGGTCCTTCATCCAGATTCCCCATGTCATCATACATGGAGTATCTCTTCTCATCAAGATATGTTTTGAAAGAAATCATTCGATACCCTTTGTAGTAGTCACTTTACTGTTTTTCTTGTTGCGGGCTCGTGCACGAGCGAGACGTGCGCGGTCCATCATACTGTCAAACTTTTTCGCGTCAGATGCCTTCTCACGATCGATCATTGTTTTTGCAACGGCGACCGGATCTGCATTTTCTAACGCAGGTTTCTTTAAAAGTTCGCGCATCGTATCTGCGAGTGCGCGTGAGTTTATTTTCAAATCATACATGCGAATGACCTTGTCTGCCCAGTAACCTTCACCGTGCTTCGCATTCGATTTGTTCATCAACTCGATTGCATGTTTCGCAACTTTGTTGTATTTATCTTTACTGATAGTCTTAGATGCTAGGCGACCTATATCGTGCGCCCATGAACGTTCGTCGATCTCCATGTGTGGAGTATCTTTGACGTACTTCTTCTTGAGTTTATCGGTTCCCCACTCACCTGCACCACCTTCTTCCTTGACGCAGTTAGGGACCATCTTGTCCCCTTTCTTTTTCATACCGACCTGCTTGTAACCGTTCCAACAGTCTTCGTCGTACATATCCTTGAACGACTTGGTGTACTTGGATGGTTTGGTCTTTGCGTCTTTGTCGCCTGGGGCTGGTTTGTATGCAGACGAATCATCATCTGCCTTCTTACCGTGTTTCTTGAAGTGGGCGTCACGTTTTGCCTTGGTAGACTTCGCAAGGCCTTTGTGATATCGTGCCGGTTGTGTACCCTCACGATCTTTGATGTCTGGATCTTGCTTCTCGACTAGTTCGACTGCGTCTAACCACTTACGCATTCTCTTACCGCCGCTTGTTTCCACTATGACGTAATTTGCACCAAGGACAGATACAGTAGCCACCTCATCACTTTCTTTGATGACTACCGTATCGCCCATCTCGAACAGCTCACCCGCAACAAACTTCTCGCGAGTATCTGAAACTGATTCAAGAGTTAGGTGATTACGGAATTCTTTTTCTTCGGTCAGGCCCATACCCCTACGCACGTCGTTGAATAGTTTACGTGCGTCCTTGTTGGACATTGACTTTGGTACGCCCTGTGAGAATGAAACGAAATCATTCTTCTGTGCGTTCTCTCTCTGCTTGGATGCGGACATACCCTCCACACCCTCAGCATCTGGATCTCTCTTACCGGCAGATACTATATTAATACTCTTAAAGTTATAGAACCCGTGACGGGCCTTAACTCCGTTGTACTTGTTAAACAGAACTTCGAATTCTCTAATCCTATCGTCACCCACAACCATAGTTACCGAACGGTACCCTTGATCGTAGAGTGCGACTAGTGCGTTGATCGCGGTCTTCACCGACTTATCAACCATTACGTTACGCGCATGTTTTGGAAACATCTTACGAACGTGTTTGATCTTATCTTGGTACGACAATGGATTTTTCTTTGCGTCGGATGTTTGCGACACAAACACTTTGTAGTCTGATTTACCAGACTTCAGTGCAAGAGTATCCATCACTTTGCCGTGACCGATAGTAGGGGGGTTCATACGTCCGAACGTGAAGTAGACCTCACGTTCTTCTTCAACCAAATATTGCGAAAAGTTCTTGATCATTTTGACTCGCCACCACCACGTTTCTTAGCTAGTTCGGCCTTACGAACTTTAGGTAGTGCTTTGCGAGCCGCACGTGTGATCTTCGCCTGCATCTGAGGTTTCTCAAGACGCTTCTCGATTTCTTTCTTACGTGCCAATGACAACTCTGACTTAGGTACACCCTTGACTAGTTTCTTGTATAATGCAAGCCTAGCCTGTTTACGTGCACGTTTCTTCAGTTTATCCATGTTCGCAACTTTACGCGCAGCGCGTTTACGACCCATTGCAATTCGCGCCTTGTTGCGCTTCATGCGGATCGCCAGTTTACGACGTTGTTGAACATCTAACGCTTCGTCGTACTTACCGCTTCTGCGTTTCTGTGCATTATATGCTAACTGCGGATCTGTACCGTCCTTACCATCATCGGTAGTATAATCTGCATCAGTAAAGTGTTTAAATGACAGTACTTTTGCCATCTAATTAGTCCTCTTTGGTTTATTCCATATTATCTACGGGCGGAATCCCACCCCTTTAATATATCAGATGAAAAGTTGTTGTATGAAAATTCCATACGGTCAACCAGTTTCACCGCATCACCACCAAGCGTGTCAATCGCAACATAACCTTCCTCACCTGTCACTTTGTAACCATTAGAGGTTTTAACGAATGTCTCGATTGTTTTTAATTTGTCAAGACTATTTATAAGCTTTAATTTCGCAAGTACAATGGTCTTTTGCAGTTCAAAGATTTTTTCTAAACTAGCGCGATTCTCAGCTGAGAAAAAGGCCATTTCATCCTTCATCTTTGCGGTCCACGTGTCCTTACCGCGTTGAGATTTCTTACTTGCGATCTCTTTCTTGTAATAGGCTTGTCTGTTACTTATCAATCCATTAACGTGTCGTTTTGGGTCTGGGAGTAACGCACCCGCACGTACGAAGGAATTGTTGTATGTTTCGATTGCACCTGCGAACTTAGGGTTCGCTTCGAGTGTGCGCAACGTTGTACCGGAGATCTGGTTGAATATTTTACCTGCAGTCGATAGGAGTGCAGTCACAGCCTCAGTCTCTCGTTGAGTCATAGTTGCATTGGTTAGATCTTTCAACATCGCGTCCTGTGACCATACGTTGCGTGATTTGCGGAACGATGCAACATCTACACCGTACGACGCTCTCATATTTTCGAAAGAATCACCCGTGTAGGTTGTGTGCCAGACGATACCGATCTTGGCTGCACGTAACTCCGCAGCCTCTTTCCAAGGGACTGCATATGCAATCGTGTTTGGGTGGAACATGACGTATCGTTGACCGTCGATCTTTTTACCGTATAGGTCTTTGCGGCTGAACAGGAAGTCACCTTGGACGACACCCTTGATACCTAACTCAGGTAGATACTTCAGTGCGTCTTTCAGTTTTGCATTGAGGTCACCCTTGGTGTCCGCGTCGATGTCCGCGTCAGTTTTGTAGACCTTCGGGTTCTTGTTGAAGATACCTTTCTTTGCAACGAAGAACTTACCGTCACGTGGATCAGTTCCCGCAAACACTGCAGGCGCACCGTCCCACTTCACGGAGACGTTACCCTTCGCAGTACCAGCCAACATGTCACGCAGTCCACGCAGTGCATTGATCGCCTCGCGTGTCCCATTGACTCCACCGTAAAGAACCTTGTCCTCGATGTGAGTCATGTGGGTGTTTTTCTGCTCCGTTATGAATTCACCAAAATTTTCCATTAGTTGTCTACCAGTATCAAGTCAAACGTTGCGGAAACCTGTGTGGCCTGTCCAGCAAGCGCATCTACTCTTATATCAGTCATCTCTTCGAAACGCAATGGTACCGGATAGTTGATATCCAAACTCTGGCCACCAGCCGCGTTAAAATTACCTTTAATGTTAAACGCACCACCGAACGGTCTTGCGAACAGACGATAGGTCATCGCAGTGTTGGTTGACGCCTTATCAGAACCCATGTGTAGGTCTAACAGATATGCAGTCTTACCAGCAGGAACCGTGTAGACAGCCATCAACGTCTGACCCAACCCTTCTAGGATTTTCGCAGCGAGTGCACCACCCTGTAGGATTTCGATGTCTTGAGTATTGTTTGCATCTACCATACGTGCACGGAAGACGCGAGAGAAGATTGTACCAGAGAATCCAGTACCGATTGCGACGTTCTCTACAACCAAGTTGTAACTGTCGTCCAGACCTTGAACCTCGACAATCTTACCGTCGTCCGCAGGGCCAGACACACCAATCACATTGACCGCACCTGCGGCAGGGTATGGGTATAAGTCACTACCTGAGTTACCGTCCCAGACGGTTCCCGCAGTGATGTCGCCATCTGTCGCACCAAACTTGTTGATATGCGAGTAACCCTCAAGGGCTCCTGCGGCGATGGGGATATTAGATGCGGAACCGAACGTGTTCAGGATATTACCGAACTTGTCCGCAAGCATCACCACTTCGTGTATATCAGTGGCATGACCCAGATGTTTTTGTTGTTGTACACTATATTGTGCCATGATTAA